CCACTGGACTCGGTAATTGTTTCAACTGTTTGGCTTGATACGGTCATTTACTTATCCTTAAAAAGGTATTAGATCTTGTGATCCAGGAGACATCACACGTTTAGGTATCTGGTATATGTCACTCTCTATAGGTTTGTTCTTGTAATAAGCTCTACCAAAGGTCTGCCAACCTAAAGGACCTTTCCTAGTTATCACGTGTTCTACAGGTATCATCTCACGCTTACCATCTACCATAGGACCAGGAATTTTCTCTCTACCATCAATCCATTTAAGAAAATCATCTATTCCTTGAGCTCTGGCTTGTGAATAATATTTACTTAATTCTTCACCTATCTTTTCATATTTAGCAGGATTGCCTATAGCTCCGTTAACAATAGCTGATTTCTTAGCTCTCTTAAAGGATGAACTCTTAACTACTTTATCTATTGCAACAGCTCTCCTCTTTCCTATGAATTCTTGAAGTTTGTCATAAGCCCAACCTAGTCCACCATCTATATCCATGGTATTAAGAGGAATACCTGTACCTGGAATTAAGAATTTTGGTTGAACTTTAGATATACTCACACCGAACTGAACAAGTGCTGCAGATGCTGCATCATCCATAGGCTTAGTAATAGCAACAGGTATTGTAGCTCTGTAGAACATGTTACCTTGATAACTCTTTATATTACCACGCCAATCACGTTTACCTGGAAGATTATTACTGAACCCAGGAATTGAATTTTGCCACCGTTTCCAGATCCGTTGCATAAGTCCTTCAACTGAAGCATCTTTAGGTTCCATCTGTCTCATTGTAGGGTCGACAGCCATACGTATATCTCGTAATATTCCAGGAGTTACAAGAGAAGGTAACATACCTATAGTAGATACTACATCTCCTTTAGTTGCTGCACTAGATGCACTTGACATTACTTCCATAACTTGTGAAATACCTGATAACATCGATCGGTCGAGCATGAGTTTTGAGACTTCTAATGTAGTACCTACTATACCGTCCATAGTAGCTTTCTGATCTCCTTCATAATAGTCTATCTGCTCATGAAGAGTAGCTAGCATTCCTATAGTTAGTGCAGCAGGATCAAGACGATTAAGTTGAACCCATACCTCACCCGCTTTGACAGAATTCATAGGATTCATACCAGTAGCATTCTCAGCTCTACGTATAGCTTGATTAGGGTTACCTACTCCTGTAATTTTACCATCTTCATACCATTGTTTGGTGAGGAAGAATAAACCTAAAGCCGATAGAAGACGAGCATTCCACTCAGCACGCTGAATAGCTCCTTGAGAAAAATAATCAGTTACCAAACGACTGGAAAGTCCAAGATTATTCTTAGCATAAATCACTAGATTAGCAGGACTTCTAATGAATGGCACAATATTCTGTATTATAATACTACGATGTTGACCGTAAGCTACCATCTCTGCTAAAGTAGCTAGTAAACGACTGTCCAATTTCGGATCCTGAATGAAACTAGCACGTTCACCAAAGATTTGTGCAGCTTTCCGAAGGTGCTCAGGAGGTTGTTCCATAAATTGATTAAACAATACAGCAGCATCTTTAGGATTATCAGCCAGAGTACGTGCTTCCCGATAGGCAAGACGAGCTAGATGAGCATGAGCATTGATAACACGGGCTGCTACATCTTCTGCTTCCAGAGTTCGTGTAGGAGCAGTAGCTACTTTACCAGCCTTACTTTTAGGTACTGTTGCATGTGATATACGTCCAGGACCTTCTACAGATAATTTAGTCGGACCTACATCTTTTTCTTTACCGAGGAAGACTCGCCATGCTTTACCAAAGCCTAAAGATAAACCTTCAATAAAGGAATTTGTAGCTGCCCAGGATTCTCTCAAGTACATTATCTCATCAGGCTTCATATCTGGTGCAAAAGGTACAATAGTTCTACCTACTTGTTCAAGTTTATTAAATGCACCAGCTAATGGTTGAATCCACAGATTCTCATATAATGTAAAAAATGATGAACCACCAATATTTCCTAAATGTGTACGAATACTACTGAGCATCATATTGTATCGTACTTTCATTATGAATTCTTTAGTTGCACCGAGAGGAGTTCGATTCTTGGCACGATACATATCTTCTAAAGTCTTACCCTGAGCATACATACGAATACGTTCATATAATGCTTCAGCACCGCCTTGTAACTCGATGATTTTACGGGTAGCTTCACGTTGTTCCATATAGTTTGTAGAATCTTGAAGAGCTCTAAAGGCTTGAAGTGATCGACCAGATGCAGCAGCAGCATCGACCATTTTCTGTTGTACAGCTATTGCCATAGTTTCAAGATAGGCAAATGCTATTTCTTCAGATCCAGAAATCTCACCAGAATCGATAGCAATAATAAGTTCATCAGCTTTCTCTTTCAATAACAGAGTTACTTCTTTATTCAATGTACCAAGAGCCATAACCTCTTGATCAGTCCAAGAACTATCCCATCGTTTATTTATAGCACGCTGGAGTACCTTGATATCTTCCGAAGCAGTCATAGTTTCTGCATTTGATTTCCTCTGACGAGAAGCACGTGCTTTGAAACGATCTTGTCCTTCATTTATGAGATCAGCAATTTGTTTTACACGAGGATCATCATCCAGCATTTTCAAGTTTAGATTACCATCATCAGGTCTACCCTCTTTAGCAATTCCCGGCCGAGGCGATTCCCGGAAGTCCTCAATTAACTCCAAAGCCCGAGGTACATTTAATGATGTATCTGGTGCACCTTCAGGAGCTATCTGAGGAGGACCTTTTGGTTCAGGTGCATCAGGATCCGGTGCATCCGGATCAGGTACATCAGGATCCGGTGCATCCGGATCAGGTGTCTCAGCATCAGGATCAACATCATCACCAGCTTTCTTCGTTTTCTTAACCAAAGAAGTCAGGTACTTCCCGAGCTTATTAGCTTGAGCACCTACTGTGCTGTGTATTCCCATTACTCTAAATCCTTATTAGTGAATGATGGATGTTCTTCATCAAACATCTCACGCCATGCCCATTTGACAAATCGTTCCATATCATCACCCCAAGCTATTCCTTTATCAGATGCTGCCTGTTTAAGAGCAGATGTTGGTTCTAAAGTATCACTATTCGTCATTGCTGTTTTAGCATCAGATAATATATTTTTATAATTTTTTAATACTTTAGTATCCGTAATCAATGTTCCTATCTTGTTTGCTTTATGTAATTCAGCTATACGTTTTGATGTGAGTTTACTAAAACCTTCGAGATACTTATCAGCATCAATAAGTTTAGGATCAACATACAATCCGGATCCAGGTTTGTATTCTCCGAGTTTAGTTTTCACAGATGCTGTAAACAACGGACTAGTTAACATTCTAGCAGGAGAATCTTCTACGATATATCGGAGTTGTTCAGCATCGATACTTTCATATAACTTAGCAAAATCTTTCTCCATGTCTGCATACTTTTTCCCACTATCAAATATAGCCGAATGAGCATCTCCAGCATCTCGTAATTTAGATGAAGTTAAGTCTTGCATCTCTTCTTTACGAACAGCTTTAATATACTCAATGAATTCGGGACTGTTTATTGCTTTCTCCATCTCTTTAGCTAATTCAGGCTCATCTACAATAACATCGTTAACAGCATCAGTAAGAAGTTCTTTTAATTCTCTATCAGATACTATCTCATCAGTATTTCTAAGGGCAGTCTCTACTACATCAATTATTTCATCAGCAGCATCACCTTCAATAGTATCAGGTATAGCTCTTGCTGCTTCGAAATCTGCTATCACTTTCTCATTAAAACCAGAAGCATTCGGGGCTAGTTTAAGATTAGGTTTTACTTTCTCACCAGTATCTGTAAAGAGTTGTTCATCAAGTACATCCCCAAAGAAGCCAAGACGTCGAGCATCTCGTTTAGCAGGCATTTCTAGTTGATCATATTCATCAGCATACATCTTATTTAATACTTTTAGTTTATCATTATCAGAAGAAGCACTAGTGATTAACTCACTTATATCTTCTATCTCGAGTTTGCCGAGGTCTTCTGAAGTTAAAGTATTTAGATCGAGGTCTTTAAGTATACTCATAGCAGGGGTATCCGGGTTAGTTTTATAGTTTTTTATTATATCACTATTTTTCCCAGTTGTAAACCTTTGTTTTTCAGCGCTCATTCCCCCTGCTAGTTTAGCACCTGCTCTCTGATCGTGTTTCAAAGCAACACCTGCCATCTCAAATTCTTCAGTTGCTGTAAGACCGGTTCCTTTCGGTACAACTCCAAGTTTAGGTTTACCACCAACTATACCCCATTCAGACATATTATGTCGTGCACCATCATATGCAACTACACGGTATTGAGCTTCACCTGTTTTTTCATCCCATATAAGATGATGAATCTTAAATTTCTTACCAGAATGTTTACTAGTAACTTCTTCATCTATCTTAAATCGAAAATCTCCAGCTTTTACATGTTCTTCAACTATTTCAGCTTTAGCTAATATATCTTTTTGTAAATCAGTTCTCATTTCCTTATGGAGTTCTGCGATTGCATCTAAAGTAGTATCTTTATTAATTTTAGTTTGAACAAGTCTCATTTGAGCCATATGATCAGGATCATCAGATGCATCCGAAGGTTTACCGCCTTCAATAACTTTCAAACCTCTGTGTTTATTAATCATTTCAACAAATCTAGGTCTGTCTTCCTTGAATGTTTTATGTGCTAATAACCAACCTTGACTTTCGAGTGATCCATCCGGAGGATTATGAAAATTATCTGTTACAGTATCCATAGCCGCAAGGATATCATCATAGAGTTGTTCTGGATTTACGCCCTTAAAATCACGTGTATCCATAATCATAACAGCTATAGTATCAGAACCAAATTGTGCTATTTCAGTATCTATTAAAGCTTCTGTCTGTCTTGTCAAGTCATCAGCAGTATCAACAAAACCGACAGAACCACTAGTCTGTCCTTCAGGAGGATTAATAGCAGCTTCAATACCAGCTGCGTTCTGCATATCTACTACTTGTCGTCGTATGTCTAATTCAAGTGGAGATGCTACATTCTCAGGAAGCGGAATACCTGCGAAATCATCCGAAGCAGGTATGTTATCAGGTTGATTAGGTAAATCTAGTACGTTATATCTATCTGTATAATCAGGATGAGGAATTATATCAGTACCACTTCCTCCATTACGTCGTACCCATTTATCAAGAAGTTTAGTAGTTCCAGTTGTAAGACCTGATAAAGCTGCTCCGAATACAAATCCAGCAGCTGCACCTATACCAGTTGCTGTTAGACTTTGAGATACACTAAATTCCTCTTGACGACCTGCTAGTACGTCGATATTTTGAAATCCATGATCCATTATGTTAGCATATGCACCAGTAAGGACAGAAGCTTCTACACCTGCCAAACCTGCTGCTTTCATAGCTTGACGTACTACAAGTCCTCGTCCTGCACCTCGAATAGCTCGACCTGCTAAACCGATACCAAAATAAGATAAAGGATCCAAAACTGCACCATATACACCGCGACCGAAATCTCCCCAAGTAAGATCCATTTCATCATCAGCATCAAGAAGTAAATTAAGAGCATCAGCTATTATAGGATCCTTTTTAGCTTTGTGTATAATAGCAATTAGATACAAAGGATTACCTTTAACCAGATCAACTAGAAGCATACCTTGATCATATAGAGCTTCTTCATCCAAGTCTTTAGCAGGTCCTCTCTCACCTATTGCATCACTAACAATACCAGCAGCAGCAAGATATCTAGGATCTTTCATAGCACTAGCTCTATCCGTAGGTAGCCCCTGGATGACTCCTTGTCTAGCTCGGTTGTATGCATCAACAGCTTTATTCCAAGTTTCCTCTAGTTGTTCAGTATTAGCACCAGTATCTCCGATAGCCGAAGTAACACTATCGAAATCACCGATACCACGCATGATCTGAGCAGACATCATCATTTGGAGGCCATCAAGTCCTTTATCATCTATCCCCTCAGAAGTTCTTTCCGAATTAGATACATGATCAAAACCTATGGCTTCTAATCTATCTGATGTAGCCCATTTAACACGATTGGCTTCGCTATCTGCTTCTGTAGGATCCATATCACTGAGTGAATTAGTATATTTAATCATCTGTTCAAAAGCTTTAGATATACCTGTCTCTACTGTAAATGCATTCTCTGCAGCAGCTAAACCGCTATAGATAGGTTCCATACGTTTGGAAAAAACAGAAGTTTCAAGTCTACCTTCTGGCATAGTAATAGGTCGTAACACAGGTTGACCGTTACTAGCATCTCTGCCACCGAACATACGAGCTCCTGGTTTGGTATGCTTATTAGGTTCTATCGTAGGATTAGATATAGGATATCCAGCATCCCGTACAGCTTTAGGATCATACACATCAGCATCGATAGTAGGAGTTTGTCCTTGAGATAACTTAACAGATTGTTCAGCTTCTGCAGAGTCGGCCTTATCAGCCTTGTCAGAAGCTAACGACATTTGTGTTTCGTAAAACTCGTCCATTACAATCCTTTCAAGAATGGCAGATCAACTGCGTCGCCATACATAATATTCCAGATATCAAATAAGTCTTCTTCAGACCTTTTACCAGCCTTCCAATCATCATATGCACTTTTCATAACATAATCAGGATTACGAATAGGTCCTGGTGGTGTATATGCAGCATATGGACTATTTGCAAGTTGAGTCCATTTTCTATCTAACTCATCAGGATTAGTTATATAGTCATATACCTTTTTATTTCTCTCAACAAATTCTGTTACATTAGCTTCAGCACCAAACTCATCGATATAGTTAAATAAAGCCTGTTGAAAATCTGCATTAGCTTTCATAGCTAACTTAGTAGTTGGAGTCATTATAGCCATACTTAATGTATCATAAGCATCTTCTCCTTCAGGTAGACCGACTGCAGCTCTGATAGATTTTACAGCTGTAGCGAATTCCGGAGTAGTCCTTAAAGCCCTTTCCAACTTATCAGTATATGTAAGAAGAAGATCTTTTTCTGCACCATTCAATACATCATTCCGTATGATATTACTTTTTGATTCTTGTACCATATCTGATGATTGAACTCCAAATACCGGAAAGTAGATGTCACGTTGGAGAATTGCTTTATGTGCAGCTACTATTCCAGAACGTACTATCGATGCTGAAGCTGAAGTAAGCGAATCTTGTATCATGTTAGTTAGTGCTCTAGCAGTAGGATCATCTAGATTATCATTCCGAACTGCTTCAGATATCATACTTTCATGAAGAACACCGTCAATTGCCATTCCAGTAAATTGTTGAGCTGTTTCGGTATGACGTTCATTACGTTCTTTATCGAATTGAGTTCTACGAGCACTTATAGAAGTTCTTATACTTCTTCGTTGAGCAAAAGTAAGATCAGATTCTACCTCACCAGGAGTTGTAATAGATCGATTCAGATTCAACTCATCTTCAATTTCATCGATTGCCCAAGTTCCTTCTGCTTGAGCAATATTCTTAGAATAGGCTTCAATATCCAAATCCTGACTAGTCGTTAATTGACGTATTCTATAGTCTTCTTTTGTAATTAATCCAGAAGCTAAGTATCTTGTCAAAACAAGTTCAGCACCAATTCTATCTCCTGCTATTATATGAGCCTGTAGAGCATAATCTAATTCTGCAAGTTTCTCCTTACGTTCAACCGCACGATTATGAGCTACTAAATTGCCATATGCTGCAGGTGAAATTGAACCATTAATTTCTAAATCTAAACGTTTGCGAGCAATACCTGTGATCAAATTACTAGTTATAGCTTCTGAGATATTCTTAGCTCCACGTTTGAACCATTCTTCATTTATCTCAATAGCTGGTATGAATTCACGTTCTATATCTATAACATTACCTTGCTCATCAAGACCTGTTTCAAATGCCTCGAAATCTACATAGTCAGGTATATCATCAACATGGAATAATTCTTTAGCAGTAACTTGATCATATAGATCAACGATGTCAGTTTTGGCTTTACCTATGTTCTTAGTATATTCAGATACTGCTAGAACCTTTTCTATACTCTGAAAAGAAGTTACAACTTGATCAGCCGCAGCAGCACGTGCAGTAGCTACCCTACCAGGAGCATGGACATCATGCCTACCAAGAGAGGCTACGTTAGTTGAATATGATATTCCAGGAAGTTTAGCCATTTTTTATCTCATTCGCAAGACCGAAGAGGGATTCTCCAGCTCTAGCATAGTGACCGAAAGTTTGAGCTTTCATTTGGGATGCAGCCATATCACCACCTTCCCGAGCTATTTTAGCTCGAGACTCTCCAGATTTGGTTAGCCAATCCAACTCGCTTTGCTGCTGAGTCTTCATACTTTTCATGTACGCAGTATGAGACGCACCTTGAGTCCTAGCTCCACTACGAAACCCAGACGCAGCTATATTGGTTTTTGCTGTAGCAGTAGTTTTTCCTTGCTCAAATCGTAGGCGACGTTTCTGTTCAGCAGTTTCTTCACCTATATAATCTGCATTCAAGGCTCCAAGTCTTTCAGCTTTCTTCGCAGCCTTACTCGCTTGTGATGCTCCAAATAAGCTTCCAACTACACTTATCGCTAATCCTGCTGCTGCTAACCAAACCATGTTATAATCCGTCCTGTTGTAGTTCGCCAAATAGGCCGTAAATTTCTGTATCAAGAGGTAAGTTCTGTGTTAATGTAATACTTCCTGCTCGATCACGACCAAGACTTCCTGTTATATCTAAATTTTCTGTATTAAGTTCAGGTGAATCCATAGGAGATGTAGCAGTTCTGTCTGGTGCTACGATACCATTAACATTAGGACGCAAACCTGCAAGTCTTACATATATCTTGCTCCATCGTAATAACTTACTTGCTAGAGTATCTGTCTGATTTATAAGATCAACTGGTAGAGTAACCATTGTTGACTCGATTACTTCTCCTACTGCAAAACTACGATTTTTGAATTGATCATTTACAATCACTTGGCCATTGGTTACTACATAGTTACCGGCAAAAGATCCAGTAGGACTCAAACCAGATTTAACTTGTACAAGAGTATTTTCAAGATGATCTAATCCGTCGATTACAGTAACCTCATCAGCATAGTCTCTAATCAAATAAGAATCCAAAGGTTCTGGACCTTGACGTTCGAGGTATAATACTCCCTTACGTAGGACAAGAATCCATAGTATTGAAAGACCATTACGTGTCATAACGGCTGAAGATTTTATATCGCCTGAACGAGTCTCATATCTATACCAACCGAGAGTTTCACCTTCTGGTTGAAAAGTACAACCGACTAAATTACCGTCTTCTAAAACATTCCAGATGTGTTGTCGAGGATTTTGACCTACTTCTAGTTCTCGTATAAGTCCTTTAGTAATATGTTCTGATTTATAAGTTAATTCTTCACTGAGGTACTGTCTCGCATTTCTACTATACTGCATAGCATATATACGACGGTTATCATTAGATACATATACTACTCTATCAGATAGCCATTTACCATGTATCCTAGCACTACCGTAGTTAGACTGTTGAGGAGCGTCAGCAGAACTAGGTGTAATAGGACTTTGATCTGTTTCGCCAATGAGTGTATGTTCTGAAATATCAGTACCAAGAATTAAAGCCTTACCGCCTTGAGTCCATTGTATTCTGCTATCACGAGCAAGAGGTAATTCAAGAGCCTCATCATCTAATCCAGTTCCAACATCAAAGTTTTCAAAGTTATCTTCTCCTGCTACAGAAAGCCAAGTAGTTACAGGTTTGACTCGTGTACCAGCTAATTCCATACGACCTCTATGGAATGTTATAGCTCCTGGATAGCCATCAGCTGCCCAAGTGGCAGGCGGACTAGTGAATGTGACTGGTAAAAAACTGAATATTCCTGATATAGCAATAAACTCTAGTTTATGGGTAGGAGTAGCAGACCGTACTACAAAATACATAGTATCCAATCCAGGAGCAACCTCAACTTGAATTTCTTTGATCTCGTCTTCTGTATAAGGACTAGAAAAGGTTATCTGACCGCTAGTAGTATTGAAGTTTTCAAGAACTATAGAATCAAACTCTACTCTAGCAGAAGCACCTATATTTCCGGTGTAAGGTCCAGTAGACTGTACTGTTACATCTAATGAATCATCCCATGATAATTTATATGATATCCAAAAACTTGCAGCTCCAGGAGTAAATGTAACTACTGCAGAATCTAAAGGATCAATATTATAAGGAATATCATTATCTCCATCAGTAGTACCGATGGATAGATAATCTAGCATGACACCTTGAGCTCTGAATGTGCCTGGAACTATAGTGAGCCTAAGAGTGTGTAAATCATTACCAGTCATACCAGTAACTTGTTGAGAAAATCGTGCGCTACTAGGATGTATAATGACTGTTATAGGAAGGTCTTCACCTTCGCGGTTTCCATCAGTAATCTGTGATTCAAATGTTTCTGCAGCATTACCTGAACTAATTTTTGCTGCACCAAAGTTCCAGTCAATCCGAGGTTCACTAGATAATGGTGCAATACCAGTTTTTTGTAGATCCTTATTCCAACCATCCAGATTTTCATCAAAACTTGGATTAACGAATTCGTTAGACCCAGTTACAGGACCTCCCAGATCATATAAACTGAGACTTTCTGTAGTCAGTGCAACTATGAACGAGTTTGAACCCTGTACACGGAAGCTGAATATACGACCATAAAGAAGAGTATCAGAAATTTCTGATATCATTTCAGAACCATTACGTTTAGCAACAGTACCTTGAGGAGTGATTACCCAATTTATTAAAGACTTAAGAGCCTGAGCATAAAAAGGTAAGTCAGGTCTAGAAAGGAATCGAGGTGATATCTCTCCTGAAGAAAAAGATCGTTGAAGAGGTCGTATCTTCGACATTATCTACGCCTTGTCAAAACAGTAGAACGAACTCGTCGGCTTCTACCTTGTATACCATCTAGTACTGCACCCTTACCTAACTTGAATTCATACAAATCCCACATACGATCAGCTAAGGTTTTAGATTCAGTTAGAGTGAGAGCAAATTCTGCAGCAATCCGTTGAGCAAAAGCTTGTTGGAAAGCTGGAGAATACTCATTCGGATCTAATATTCTTGCGATATACCGTATATTGATTTCCTGAGCTACTACGATTATATACTTACCTTCAATTTGCCAACCATGAATTTGAGACCGTTCATGAATTGAAGCATCTGTAATACTTCCGATACCAAGAGCAGACGGATCATGAACTGTCAAAACCCTGATTCTATCATCTGGTATCAAGAAACTACTTTCAGCACCGAATGCTTCGATTTCAGAATTAGGATTAAGAACTTTACGTTTGACAGCAAAAGTCCACTCACGTTCTTCTAAGACAGCATCACGGATAGTATCGTAATTAAGATTACATAACGACCACTCTGTTGAAGATTCCTCAATATCTAGCGAGGTGATTATTTTAGCACCAAGCCAACCTAAGGCCATGTTACATATTCTGGTTGGGGATACGGCCATGATTAGAGTCCTATCCAATAAGTAAGTTTACGGTCTGATAATGCTCCGGTTCCAGGTAAGAACTCATTCCACATATCTGCAATAGCAGCAAATGCTGAGGATTGTGGTACAGCATTTAACCATCGTCTTTCTGCATCTTGTAAGGATTCAGAAGCAGTTCTGCTGAAATGTGAAGAAAGTCCTTCCTGAACAGTCGGACCACCTGTAACTCGAAGAATTTCGTCGTTGATATTGGCCATTAAACTGTCAGCCGACCTTGTTCACGCATCCAATCAAGAGTCTGTTGGAGAGCTTCCTCAATCCAGTTTTTAGCACCACCGACTCGAGAGGCACCGTCAATCGTGATAGCAATATCACCGGTTACGATCTCAATGAAAGTCTCACTAGTACGAACAGCACCTTTGGCTCCATCAAGTTTGATAGCTACAAAGATGTCATTAGCAGCACCCTCAAACCATGTCTGTTGTCGAGCATAGTTGATACACTCTCTAACTCTCTGTTGGACTTCGAGAAACCTGTGAAGGTCTGCTGCAGCGAGCATGGTAACTATAGCTACTTGATTTGCTGCTGGAGCAATTACTGCTGTAGTAGCTGGAGTTGAAAAGACTATCTCATCTTTCCTTTGAAGTGGTGTTACTACTCTTAGTGCTTGTACGCCCATAATGTTCTCCTAAGGAACTAATGGTTGATGAAAAAAGGCCCCTCCCGAAAGAGGGGCAAAGGTCACACGAGGATATCTTTAGTCGAATTCCTCTTCGGCTGTAAGTTCCCCCTCTTTCTCTTCTTCCGCAGGATCGGGTTCAGAGTCAGAGTCTTCCGAAGCTTTTACAAAACCATCATAAAAACTCTGGACTACACTTTCTTCGATGAGAAGATGGGCTGCAATACGTGGTACATCCCAAGTCACATCTTCCTCCACACAACGCTTGATAAAGTTTTGATCAACCCTATTTGCGCCTTTTTTTCTGTTTATCATGGCTTAATCCTCATTTAGCCAGAAGGGCTGGATTATACTGAATCCAGGACGTGAGCTTCGACGATGTGTGCATCTTCTACACGAACGGCGCCGAGAGTCATATGGCAGTAGATACGCCATGCGAAACTGATTGACGGGTCCTCAGCAACTCGGACTGTAATGTCCTTATTAACTTGGAGGCCAATAGCTCGCTTGGTAAATGCCAAACAACTTAATTCGCCACCGGCTGGTGCGAGTAAGCGAGTTGACATGATCCACGTGAATCCCATCCAGTTAGGAACCATACCAGTTGTGCTGAGTTGGTCCAAGCCACGACGAACGTAATCTTTCGAAGTGTTCTCCGTTAACTGCATGAGCTTCCGAACCTGAGTAGGTCCGACGATGAAGACTTTCGGTACATCATTTTCGATGTCAGCCTCCATAAAGGTTTCCAGGACTTCAGTAACCATATCGAATGATATAGCTGCTGTACCATCACCAACAGTTTGACCTGCCGGAAAAGTTACTGCACCGCCAGCACCATCTGTTGCATCACCGGTACATGCTGCGATAATGACATCGTCAACAGTACGTCGCATGATATAACCCAAATTCATTGAGATGTTTGAATTTGGATCTACCAACATCTGTACAGGATCTTCCTGCTCGCTGGTTTCACCAGTATGGTATGTGATAGCCGAACTAACGCGTCTATCCCAAGGCAAATCTTCGAACGGAGTTGCAATACGTCCTGTCGTTGCTTTGACAGTTGCTGCACCTCCATTACCTGCAGCTCCAGGAGCTAAGGTTTCCCAATTATGCTTTTCACCATTAGATGAGCGTTCGGTGATATGAGGTCGAAGTCTTGTAATCGACTGTTGGGCAAGATGCCGAACATTGTTTTCGAATGTCTCGATATAGACATTACTGATTGATAAAGCCATGAGTGGCTCCTTAATTAAGGTTAAAAATTAATCGTCAGAGCTACCCGTATTCGGACCCTTGACTAAACCGTATCCTGGTTTTCTGGGCCTGTTGCTCCTCGGACCGGATAGGCTACCCGAGGATTAACAAGTTCTAGTCAATGTTTAGTGATTATACACTATTCTTTTGCACTTGTAAAACCTGCACGTAAGTCGTTGATATCGCTAGAAGAATCTGGGTTTGCCATTTTCTCGTAATTCAAAAGCTTCTTGAGTAAAATCTTATACTCAGGCGAAGTTTGAGGTACATCACCTTTCATTAGTTTTTCACGAATTTCACCAGCACGTGATGTAGCTTCTGAAGGATCTAATAAATTAGGATCAGTATCATCCTTATGATCATCATCACCTAAATTAGTACCTTCGCTTGAGAATTTTGCAAATATACCGCTAAGCCACTTTACTATTTCTGGTGGCATACTATCAGCTTTAAGAGCTTCTGTAAGATCAGTAGGAGCTTCTGTCAAAAGTATACCATCCTTTAAAGCTTTAAGTTTAGGATCGTATGTTACACCCCATTCTTTTCTTAAACTAAGAAGAGCTTTTTCCTGATCCAAATTAGCAACTTCTAAACCACTAGCATCTGCTGTAAATACATCACCAAGAAACCCTTTGACCTGTTTCACAGTAAGACCATGTTTTAATGCAGATTTTCGTATGAGGGTTTCACGATCTTCAGTAAGTTCTATACCATTTACAGCAGGCATTTCGTAACCATCAACTGCATCAGGTCGACCGAGTTTATTCAAAAATCCGTTTATAGTATCCTCATCCTCTAGATCAGGAGTAAACATCAATCCAGGAACTTTCAATCTCAGTTTCTCATGAAATTCAGCTACTGCTTCTTCTGATGCATCTTCTCCAGGAATACGAACGGCATTACCTAAATAGGCTTGAGCATCTAAAAAGTTCTTAGCAAGATCATTGATATCATCACCAATATCCTTAAAGGCAGGTGATGCCGCATTTTCTTCTGATAATCCTTCTTTCCAACTACTCATAATTCATTTCCTCGTTTTTGTATTTCTTCTATCCAGTGTACTACATCACGTTGTGCAGCTGCAACTACTGTCTGGTGAGTATCACCATGTATTAGTGGTTGACTATCAAATTGCTCTTTTAATTCTTTCATTAAGTCTTTACCACCATCAGATGACAATAGTGCAGATATGTTTTTAACTCTCTTCTGTGCTCGGAGTTTAAGTTCTGTTACTGTTAACTTATCCATTTTTTCCTCATTCAATTACAACCTTTATTTTTATGAGTTTGACATATCTCACGAATTAAAGTATCACTCGAATTCGAAGATATGATAGCAGTAGTCGCTACAAAACCAACAACTACCATTGCTTTTTCAGAATCAGACATTCCTTGCCATGTAGCACAACCTGAAACCATACTAAATATGACAAGTAATAATATTTTCATATACATTATATTTCCTTATTTATCCTGTTGCTAATTCTTCAGGTTCCATACCAGCGTCCTGCATAGCCTTGGCACCATCACCAACTACTTTCATTATCTCGCCAGCCTGTCCTGCATTTACAGTTTGTTCTTGTTGACTTGCTTGTGCTTTTCTCTTACGTTTATCAGATGCCAACTGTTTAGCATCTACTAATATCGAAGCTGGTACACCTAATATGTCAGCAAGTTCTATTGACCATTTATCCCATTCAACAGTACTGAGTAATTGAATAGCTTTTTCAGGATCAATACCAGCTACTTGAGCAGCTGTTTCTATTACTGTACCTGCCCAATCTTTCATAGCCAAAGCAGTATTAGACCGTTGAGCTTTAGCAAGAGGTCCAATATATTCTATATCAAATTCAGCATTAGATTCACGTACTATTTCCGGTATTGGTGGTAATTTACCAGCTCTCATCAATATGTTAACTGTACGTATTATTAAAGGACTATACAGATCGGATTTAAGTCGCCCGAGAGTTGGACCAAGAAGCCTTTGCATTAGTTCATATCGTATGTTCGCTTCTGTCGCGGACATCGCAGGCGATTCTTTAAGTTCGAGTTGGTCTGTCATAAAAGCTCGACGAATAGAACCTTGTAACTTTTCTATTCGGAGTTCTCCAGGTTCGAACTTAGCTTTTGAGTCAAATTGCCAAAGATCTTCTTTAGATCTTACAACTGTAAGGCCTGAAGCTTCGAGGTCTAAATCTGATAATAATCCGCGTTCTGTAGTAAATGTCGGAGGATCAACTACCTTACCGAGTTGAGTAAGAGTAAGTTCAACTAGATCGTTAAGAGTCTTGATATCTGATAAAACCAACATAGCAGGTGAGTTTCCCCACTGACTGTCATTGGTCTTACGCCATTTAGGGACAAAGGCTGGCATCTCATAATATCCACCCTCTTTACCAAGCATTGCAGTATCTTTATATAGTAGATATACTGA